GGGGTTAATTGCGCCGTGGTGGGCAGGTCATAGGTATAGACATAGCCCGAACCACCACCATCAGCAGCGGGGGTGGCTGCCTTCACACCCATTTCAAGGATGTGCGCGATTTGCTCGAATGTGGCGTTGTTTTCAGGGATGGAGATTGCCGCGGCCAGTGATGGCGTTACAACCCTGTCAGTGTCCACCAACAGCCCGACATTTTCATTTACCGGCTGGATTTCGCGTGAATCGTTGATAAACGCGCCTTCCACCCGCAGAATTTCAGTACAGTCAACCGCTGTACCCAGCGTCCCTTCGCGCCCGATTTGGATTTTCGATAGTGGTATTACACCGCTCATTTTTTACCTCTTTTCTATTCTGATAAAGAACTTGTCACCCTTGTAGATGATCACCTTTTTAGTTGTCATAGACATCCACGCGCACAGGTATGGCTTCCCTGCGATATTCCTCTCCGGCGATCATGGTTGTGTCAACCACCGAACGTCCGTCATACTCGATGAACGCCCAATTTACCGTGGAGCGGTTATTGGCCAGTGTTTCGCGGATGGTCTTTTCGAGTAGGTCAACCACGTCCTCAACGTCATCCTCGCCGTAGGTTGTTCCGTCCTGCGCGTAGAGCGTGAAGGTGAAGATGGTGAAGAAATATCCGTTCTTCTGGCGCGAAGTGGTTTGTCTCTGCTCCTGTTGCGTTCCGGCAGAGGTAAGCACCACGACGGGAGACTGGCCCGCGAAGTCGCCCACCATGTAGCCAAAAAACGCCTGTGCTGGTTTACCCGTGCCGACCAACGCCGCGGAGAGCAGTGTGCCTAAAGCGTCGCGTACCGTTTCCCTGTTGGTTATCGTCATTTATCCACCACCGAGAACACCGCGTCCTCTGATTTCTGCTCGAATTCCTCGACCGTGCGGTCATAAAAGGCGTGTTCGCCCCCGCGCTTATTTTCGTAAAATCCATACACTGCCGGTTTTTGACCTGTGCGCGGATTGACGGCTGACGGGTCGAGATAGATGCGCCCGCGCAATCCCTTGAGTTCCATGCGGTGCGAGGCGCGCAGTGAACCCGTCAAAACATGCGTGATGCTGACGGCGTACCTGTGCGCGGATGAAGTCAGGTCTTTGATTTTCTGACCCACTTCGCCGTTGGGCTGCAGGCGCGCAATCATCTTGGCGTTGACCGCCTGCGCTTCCTGGATTCCCTTTATGGAGAATTCTTCGCTCATAGGTGCTGTAAGTCCTCTACGATGACATGCACAAATCCCGCACTGTCAGCAATAAACGTTTCCAGCAAACGAACCGGAGACTCAAGCGCCAGCCGCTCGACCACGTCCTGCGTGACCGGATCAAGGGGCGTGATTTTCAATCCTGTTACACTGGTGGTCTGTGTCCCGCGTTTGTTGCCTGTAATAGCTGGATTGCGCTTGGTGGATGCGGATACATTCGCCAGCTTGGCAAAAGAGGACGTATTGAAATTGGATCGCGTCCAGATTTCAACCGCCTTAACGGGATAGTTCTCCGACCCAACCACTAAAGTGTCACCTTCGCGGATATCTACCATCTGTCCCCGTCGTGTGTCAATTTACGGGTGACGATGCGCCCCCCGCCTTTGCTTCCGCCGCTGACCGTTTCGCCCAATGCTTTGCTGATTTGTGACAGGCTCTCTTGGCGTTGCCCGATGCGTACATCCACCTCAACCGAATAATCGCGCTGCAGCTGCTCGAGGATCTCGCGCTCGATAAAGTCAAGCGCGGTCTGGATGTTTTCTTCATCGAGGTAACGCGCGTCCGGCAGTCCTGTTTCAGGATTGATCGCGCCAACGGCTCGCAGTCCAGCATCCACGGCGTAGGTGTATGTACCTTCGGTCAGTCCGCTGGATGGCGTGGTTGAATAGGAGCGTTCGGTGGCCAGTCTGCCGATTTTGGTATGCACGCGCGCGGCCATCGCGGAGCGGGTCATCGGCACGAACCATAACCAGATATCGTCAAGTTTTATCGCGCCTGATGCGCTGTTATTGATCAGTTTGATGGTATATGTCGTGCCAGGTGCCAGCCCCGCGGTGATGTCGTTGTCCGTCCACGCGCTCGCGCTTCCGGTTAAATCCTGGGTGAGTACGGCGTTTCCGCTGCCGTCGGTGATGATCAGCTGCGCCTGCCCGGCTGTCAGCAGCCCTTTGACCGCCGCGTGAATGGAATACTGCCGCGCCTTTGGTACGCTGAATGTTTGCTGAATGTACCCGCCAACGGAGAGGATCGCCACGCCGTAATGGTCATCGCCATCGCCAGCGTTATAGACGGCATTTACAGCCGTCCAGTTGGACAGGTTCTGTAAAAATCTCCCGTTGCTGAGATGGCTGCGCTCGCTCATTATTCCGCCTTTTTGCGCTTCGGCTTGACTGTCGCCACGTCAGGCAGTTCCTGAATGTCGGGTGGTTCCGGTGACCATTTGGGCGCGATGCGGCTCTTGACCGTCTGCAAACCCTTGCGCTTGAATAGGGTGGCAATTTCTTCTTTGGTCGCCATGCGCCAGCCGACTTGCTGCAGTCGAATGCGCGCCAATGTTTCCGGTAAGTTGTGAATCGTGCCGGAGGGGTTCACGAGATAATAGGATTTTTCATCGTCATACATGTTAGAGATACCTTTCTACTTGCTCGACAAATTTATGCGGGACAAACTTCTCCCCAATAAAGCGCGCCTTCCAGTTCTCCACGGACTTTTGGCCGGCCATGACCGCGTTCATCATTTCCAGCAAGTCAGTTCCGTCGGAGCAGTCTTCGACCTCAAACGGATAGCGCATAATTTCACGGTACTTTTCCCAGTTGTCCGAGTAGAAGACCTGCCCGGGTGTGTTGCCTACGTGCGGTCGCATTTGCTCGGCCATCATAATGAGCGGCTTTCCAAGTGCCACGCTGATATGCGCCAACGTGTACGCGCCGATGATGACGTCTGCCTGTTCGATTTCGGTGGTTGTCCCGTCGGGTTGGCCATCGACATAGTTGACGCTGTCCTCGTGCCATAACCCGTTAAGTTCCAGGGACTTGATATGGCGCACGGTAATGTCAATCTCGGGCGTGTCCATCAGCAGACGAAAAACGCGCGCGTTGAGCTGCTTATCTTCATCAGACAAAAAACCGTTCTGGTTCGGGTGGATAGGCGCGAATAAAACCTTGATTTCTCCACGCGGTTTTACCGGCTTGAAGTCGCGGATATCGGAGTATGTCCAGCCGCTGATTTCAATGGGACAGGGATAATTCAGGACCTGCATGACTTCCTTGTGCCCTTCGGCGATTGTGAATAATGCGCGGGTGTGCGGCCATGCCGGATGGGTGTCTGCCATGACATTCGGACGGGCGCTGTGCGGAATCATAAACACGGGCTTTCCGGCTTCGTGCGCCTGTTCTAGTCCTTGTCTCCAGCCAATACCGCGCGGGCCAATGTCGTGATCGAAGAAAATCATGTCGGCTGACATGCGTCGATATGTGCGCCAATGTCCGGCGCATATCAGCGCTATGACATATTCAATGCCCTTGTGCTGATGTTCCCTGAGATAAAAGCATGCCATTAGAGTAAGGGGGAGGAGAGATCATCCCCTCCCCCGATTGGTTTAGCTGATGACGGGATCTTCGTCAGTCGATACGCACACACCGTGGTTATCGCGCATTTCTGCAACGCCCCACAGAATGTCGACAGTGAATTTCGCGCCCAGATAGTCGTGATCGTAGGACATGGTCACGCGGATTCCAAGACCGTCCTCATCCATGACTGACTGAACTACGCCCATGCCGGCCGGAGCCTGCGGGAGTGAGCGGGTCGCCAGAACAATGGCGTCGCGCTGGAAAAACATGTTCTTGCATTGTCCACCAGTGGCCACGATTTGCTGGTTCAACACGATGTCAAATCCAGCAAAACGCCCGACGATGGAGTCGGCGGTCATGCGGCCCAAAGACTCGGCATAATCACGGTTGGTGATCTTCTCGATGTTCAGGGCTTCATATTCCGCGTCCTCATGCAGAACAGCATAGCGGTTGTTCATCGGCGCTTTCGCGGCGTTCAGATAGCGCCGTGCGTTCAGGAAGTGAGACGCTGAAAGACCGGCGGTCGCGTCGATGGTTTGGCTAAAGCCGGAGTACAACGCGGCGATGGAAGCGTCCACTTTCTCAGCCAGGACTGCCACGGACTGCGCGCCGTAGACGTTGAACCAGTCCGGTCGTGCGAGTGCTTTGGCGATGTCTTCCAAAACGAAAGACACTTCATAGTGCTGGTTCAGGGTGACGGTGTATTTATTATCCGCTGCCTGGTTGAGCGTGATGGCGGTGCCAGCCGCTTTCTCGTAGGCGGCCAGTGTCCCGCCGTAAGGGATGTTGATAGTCTGCCCGTGCTGGGCTACTTCATTATCCCAGTCCCGATTAACGAGACGGGTGAATACAGTATTGGCCTTGAGATAACCCAAAGCCTGCGCGGCAACGATGGTCGCGATGGAGTCGTTTACCTGCGCGGTTCCAATTGTGTTAGCCATTTCTATTTACCTCTTTCGATTGATTGGTTTACGCAGCCAATTCGTTTTTATCGTCCAACGCGACGGGCTGTTATTGCGCTTTTGCCTGTTTCATCAGGTCAGCGGCGTTCTTTCTGATCTCTTCGGGCGTCATGGTCTTGATGTCAAGAGGGATGTTCGCCCCACCTGGTTTTTTGGGTGGCACACCAGGAGACTTGCTCAAATCGACAAATGCTAAAAGTTTGTCAGCGTCCGCCTCAAGTTCTTGTTCTGTTTCACCGCGCAGCCGGTCGGTTAGATCGGCAGGCAGCCCTTTTTTCGATGCAACCCGCAAGCGGAGTAATTCTTTTTCTTTTTCAGATTTCTCTTTCTCTGATTTTTCCCAAAGGTCTTTCCATTTCTGCTCTTCTTTGAGCTTGTCCTCATCGGCTTTTTTCTGCTTATCTTCGATTTCTCGGAGCTTATCCTCAAGTGTTTTTGCCTTGTCGTTCACTTCCTTGAAGCGTTCGTAAGGAATCGTTTTTGGTTCCGGTGTAACTGGATCAGGTGTAACTGGATCAGGTGTTGCAGGCGGAGGATCGCCCCCACCCTTGTTTGGATCTTCATCAAAATAAAATCCTTTTCTGTTCATGTTTTCCTTTCGAGATTTACGCCTTCGAGGCGATTAACAAAAAACGCCGCGCTCTCTCTTTCGAGTAAAAGCGTGGCGTTTGCCCTACTTTGTCCGTTGTGTATTATCCGCAGATACTACACTGTCAATATTCAGCTATTGAATTATGAAGTCATTATAGCATACCCTTTTTATGTTTTGCAAGTCTTTATTTCGCGCTCATACCAGCTAATAAACTGTTTGCACAGAGAATAAAGTAAACCGAGGAAGGAGCGAAATTCTTTACTCAATCTTCCCTCATGGACTTATTAAATACTGATGACAGTTTGACATCCGCGTGTTCAAGAATAAATATATATTCCGTTTGCGGCGTTGGCCCAATTTTCGAGACGACGATATCAAATCCGGCGTTTGCGAAGTGATCAACCCACATTTGCCTTTTCAGGTGCCACTCCATTTGGCGGTTGCCAAAGTTCACGCGCCGATAACCTTCCTCTGGCGTGGATCCTTCGTATGCCAGCGGATTAGGCGCTTCGATGTAGATTATCCCATTTTTGGATAATAACGCTTTCAGCTGCTGCAATGAAGCCGGAATATCTTCAAGGTGTTCGATCACACCCAAAAGAATCACGCAGTCGAACGTGCGCCCGTAGTTCATTTCATCCAGGAAGCCAGCCCGTAGATCAGCGTCCGGCAGTTTGGCTTTCGCGGTCTCGATGGCCACGGGAGACAGGTCGAACCCGAATAGTTTAGTGTGCGGCCACTTCTCACCCAAATATTTCAGCGTATGCCCGTTTCCACAGCCCACGTCCAGCACGCTCTTGGGTTGGTCTTCGAGATAATCCTCAATGACCGCGCGCGCGTATTCGTTGCGCTCAAGGGAAGCCCACTTTTCGGGCTTCTTACGATAATAGCGGTCATATTCGATGACGGCGTCTTTTTTGTCCATTATTTACCTCTCCCGCTGGTGGCGTGTGATGGCCAAATATCCTCACGGCTGCCATCTTCACGCGCTCTTAATTCTGCCTGTGCCGCGTCTTCCATCTCGGCAGTGGTGATACCCTTTGTTTCCATGCGCTCGGTGTAAATGCTGATGGCGCTTCGGCAATTCCAGTGAAACGGCGGCGCGTCCATTTTGTCAGAGTAGCGCGGGTAGCCGTCCAGGATAAACGGCTTATCCAGCGGCTGTATTTGTCCGTGGACACGCAGGCAGCAGTCGGTCGTTTTGTGGTCGATTGCCGCGATGGCCTGCTTTTTGTACTCGGTTTGCGTGACTTGAACAATGCGCTTGAACAATCCTGAAGCCGCGAGTACCGAAGCCGTCCAGACTGAATCGCTGACTTCGGTTTGCGCTGCCACACTGCTCAAGCGGTAAACGGACGCGCGCCCGTCTGCCACGTTGATGGCCAGTAATCTATCCACGGCAGTCGGCAGGTCGGCGTTGGCCACGGATAAACGGGTATAGTTGATCTCCATCCCCTTCTGAAGTGTGTCAATCCATGCCTGGCTGGATAAGGTGTTTTCGTAAATTTGCCGTCTGTCGGCATAGGTGGATTGGTTCAGCTGCTGGATGTTGGGCAGTCTCGGCTCATTGATGCGCCGTAAAACGCCGATTTGCTGATTGATGTACCACAGGGTCACTTCGTCAATTTCATCCGTTTGCAATCTGGCGACATTACCCACCTGGACGCGCAGATTATCTATCTCACGCCGGATGGATGGCAGCAGGGATAATTTCACGCCGTGGGTGGAAAGCATATCCAGCATGGATCGCCGGAAACCCATACGCGCCTTATTCACGCCGGATAGATAGCCAAGTTCCGCGCGTCTTAGTTTGCCAACATAGCCCAGTGTCGGCTGAATATCAGGCATTACTTATCCCTAATGCGGCTTTGGCTAAATGAGTTACAACACGTTCCTCGTGGTCTATGCCTTCCTCGCGCATTTCGTTGACCAGAACATGCAGAAGTTCATGCACCACGACATACTCGATATAGGCTTCCGTTTCGTCTCTCAGATCCTTTGGCCAGAATTGGATCAAGGCGGTCATGTGATGCCAGTTGGAGCTGCACAAGGCATGCGTTCGGAAATTGTCATCAATTATTTCGCCATGCCCCTGCATGTAATTGATGTCAATGCTCCAGTTCTGCAATTTCAGCAGCTCTATCCATTTGGGGACAAGCCCGCGGATTACCTCAATGACCTGTTTCGTTTTCACTCTACCCCTTCTTCAATCCCGTTCCCGCGCAGTTGCTCAAGTTCAAGCCGCGCGATTTCAAGCTTTATTTGCCCTTCCTCATCCACGGGCAGAATCGGGCGTTCGTCATCGAAGCGCAGCTCCTCGTCATCCAGCACAGCAATCTCCGGCAGGCTCATGGTCTTGGCTGCCTTACCCGCCATTTGTAATGCCAGTTTCAGTCCTTTGTCATAATTGGGCCGGCAGCGTTTGACTTTCAACTCCAGTTCCATCAGCTGTAATTCAAGGGTGGCGGTCGCTATCTGGTCTTTTTCACGCAGATCGTCAAATGATTTCTCCGGCAGGGCTTTCTTGACGTTGATGGCGATCTCTTTGATAAATGCCAGCACGCCCTCGATGTCAATCTGCGGGACTAAAATCTGTACCTTCGCGTCGGCAGGCAAGAACCAGGCATTGTCAGACGAATGGTTCAACTCGGACGGCTCTGCGCCCATGATCGCCCATTGCGGATCAGAATTCTTGTCGATGATCTTTTTCAAATCGGATGCCATGCGGTTGACGCTGTCCAGCAAGCGGATGGCTTTCTGAAAAGTGCACTCTCCAAATGGTTTACCAGTCTCAATGTGGCGGATCTCCACAAACGGAACGAACTTTAGCTCATTTGCATATTCCGGATCGCGTCCATCAAAACCGTACGGCATGCCGTCCTTGAATGTGCGGATTGAATTTGGCGTGATGACTTCGGCATACTCGAATGTTTTGCCGTCCGTGTCCTCGCGCTTTTCAATCATGATCGACATGTCGGGCGTGTTGTCATAGGCTCGCATGCCAATGGTCATAAACAGGGTTGGGTCTATCGGCTGGACAATGACACGCCCAACGTCTCGCAGGTCAGCCACGCGCAAACCACTCACCCCATATTGCGCGCCATAATGGACAAACAGCACGCCGTCTGTGTCCCAGTTCGACCAGTCAAACACGGTGTCAATGGCGTTCTGCCAGCCTTCAGTGCGCGCGTCTTCATCCGGTAATTTCCACCCGCCCGGGATGATGCCAGCGTCCACGTCCACGGCTGATCCGAGGGGCAAATAGAGCGGCTCGATGCTCTGACCTATGCGAGGCGCAAGCCATGACAGCCCGTTGATTGCGTCGTCATAAATCGACCCGTCATAGTACTTGGCGCGGGTGGTCAGCGTCTTTATGCGGATATTCCATGCCCTTTCGTATGGCTTGAATTCTGGTAGTTCAAATATGCTTTTTATTTTGCTCATTCGGCACCTCGTAATAATCTGTCAATTTCTTCGGCGGTACGGATCGGGGCGGGCGGTTTTATCACCGACGGTCGTTTGCTGTAAAAATCAATCTTCTGCGTTGTCATCCCGCCAGTTTTGCGCTTGAGAAAGCCCACAATGTAGCGTTCCGCGTCCATGAAGTGATAGGTCTCTTTGCCTTCGATTTCCTCGGTTGGTTCGCCTTGCGCGTCCAGTTTGCGCGCGTAGGTATGCTTCTCATCCAGGTATTCCTTCAGGTCATCAAATACGATGATCTGGTTTTTCTTGTGCGCTTCGTACACGCGATCGATGCCGACCTCAACATCTTTGATATCCGGCGGGCGCACGGGCAATCCGGCGGCTTTGAATTCTCCGCGCCACTGGTTTTCTGATGGCGATCCGCCGACCGTATAAGGGATCATCGGTTCGTCGCGCATCAGGTCGCGCACGTGTTCGGCTGCGGTTTTGCTGCCGGACTTATAAGCGCGGTAGAGATAATAGCGGTCTGTGTTTGGTTCAGCAGCATAAAACACACCGGCGGTATTCACTCCACCGAAGTCCAACCCCAGATATCGCTGCCATTTGTCAGGGATAGAAAAGCGCGGGCAAGTGTGCAGCGCGTCGATGAAACAGTCATAAATCAGCCCGGCGGGTTTCTCGAATTCGCCATCGTAGAACATTTTGAATTTCCACGCCGGAAGAATCCCGCGCATGCGCTCATATTCTTCTTTGGGAAAAGCGGGGTTCATGGTCGACTTGAATTGAATTACATCATAGTCAGGGTTGCCAGCCTTGAAATTGTCGAAAATCTCGGTCTTCAGCCAACCCATGTTATAAGGCGTGGTGGTGATCAGAACGCGCCCCTCGCTGAGAGATAAACGCCGCTGGACTGCTTCCCATGCGTCGATTTTGAAGTCTGGATGACCGGCTTCATCCAGCCACGCAGCTTCGGCGGACGATGATTCCAACCCGCCCGCGGCATTAGCTGAACGCAGAATGATACGCTTAGCGGGTTTGGTGGGCGCGCCGGACAGGGAGATTTTGTCAGGCGATTCAAAGACGCGGTCCGACTTGGTATAGCCCCACCCAAAAAGCCCTTCTAATATGCGCTCCATTTCGGGCAGCATCTTGAGTTTGAACAGGTCATAGTTGGCTGTAGCTGCCAGATAATCACCGTTTCCGCACTCGTTGACTTCGCGAATCATCCACCAGGGACCAAAAGAGGTTTTGCCGGATTGTGTACCGGCGATAATGGCAATAAACCGTTTGGCGCTGTCCCACGCACGCGATTGTCCCGGGTGGTCGCTGATATCCAACAAGGCGCGGTCATTCTCAACGCGGTAGATATCGGTTCTCACGCCTTTTTGACCTCGATGATTTTTAGCGCAGTTTCGACTTCGCCGGAATGCTCGACTGGCATTTTTGCCTTGCCTAATTCCCACTCGATGATTTCAGACGCGGCAGCCTGTCTCACTTTTTCGTCATCGCTATCAAGACCGGACAACTTAACGGCAACAGCTTTCGCCAACGCCCGCACACGTAGAGTTTTAGCGGATTCAACCACGTTGAGAGCCATTAATTTACAAGCCTCATCGACCTCTTTTGGATAGCGATAGACAGTATCGGGTTCAATGCCGATTGATTCCGCGGCTTCTTTCTTGGTCGGAAATTCCTGCATTGCCACAACAAAACGCAGCTGATCTTTAGTCAGCCTTGAGAAAACCTCTGATAATTGCTCAGATATGGATTTTTCTGGTTTTGTCTGGTTCATCAATTGGCTCAATCGTTACCCTGAATACCTGGCCGGAATACAACATCAGCTTTATCGCGTTCGGCACTTCGTTCTCAGCCACGTCCAGTTTTATGCGCATGCCGTCATGGTTGCCCGACACGCTCATGGCAGACTGGATCGGCGGAAGCGTGGCGATAAAGGTGATTGTGTCACTCATATCCGCTCGGTATATGCTTTTCCTGCGCTGACGTACCCAACGCGCCCTCTTGGAGTTTTGACATGCCATAGCCCGTTGACGGGTTCTGATTCCAGGAGCTGCAATACCACGCCATAGCCAACAGCCAGCACTTCGCCATTATAGAAATCCGGGGTATCTCGAAAGAGCAGCCAGCCGGGCTGTCCGTTGGATTGTCTGGTGATCACGCGCACCTGGCCGAGAGGTTCGGGTTCGTCAGGTTCTTCCGGCTCCTGGGGTTGATCGCTCAATCCAAAATACGCGTTGAATTGTTCAACTGACCCGTTGAACACATTCATGTCCAGTCCGGCTTGATCGGTGTGTTTGGCATAATTACCACCGTAAAATTCACCATCGCCCACCGCGCAGAACTGCCAGAATTTCCACGGTTTACCGGCTTTTGCCCAGGGCTGCAGCTGTGTCGGCATGCTGGTCGAATTGAGAACAATCTCGGGAATGTCATACACCGGCCATTTCAAGCCGGAGAAATAGTTGGCCACCCAGTAATCGTATTCAAGCGCCCAGGCAGCGTCCGCCACACCTCGATAAGTATTCCAGGGATTAGGCGCTGTGTAGATAATCGGCTTTACGCCCAGTTTGGTTTCCAGCCGTCCGCACCATTGCCTGACCAGGTCCAGCCCTAATCCGTCCGCCTCTACGTCCAGCACCGGCCGCAGCTGAAATTTATAAGGGCTGATGTACTCAATAAATTTGTCTACCTGGGAGATGTAGGAGTATTGGGATTGCGGTCTTAGAAAGTGATAAGGCGCCCAGGGGATACCGGCCCTATTGAATTCCCTTGCGAAGTGATCAAAGGCATTATCTTTGCGCGTGCCATCAGACGCGCGGATGAAAGCAAACTGAACGCCTTTGTCTTTAGCGATGAACGGGTCAAAGAAATATTGTGGTGACTGCGCGCTGTTTGTCTGCCAGTGCGAGACGTCAATTCCAAATGTGAATTTATTCATTGGCCTCCGGTGATGGGGCGGACTGCGTAGGGTGAGGAGGGGCACCCGTTAGTTGGCAAATCCGCCCCATCGGCAGGGAAAGAAAGGATAGGATGAACGCTATCCAGCGACTTTTTCGGCCAGGGAGCTGCCAACCTTGAATAGTCCGGTGGCTACTCCACCAAGCGCGATTCCCTGGGCAACAAAACTCACCGGCTCAATTGCGCCAAAGCCGGCTGCCGGGACCGCGAACAGGAAGCCCAGCAAGAAGCCAAAGGCGGTCATGTAGACCGGTTTGTACCAGGGAAGCGGAGAGACCCACCGCTTGACGTACTCCACGATCACGATGATCATGGCCACCAGGGCGGGATTTTCAGCGATAAATTTGGCTGCCTCATTGATTATCACAAACAACATATCGCACTCCTTTCGTTAACAAAAAAGCCCGAGACACCTATTTGGCGTCCCGGGTTCTTCCTCGTGGACATTCAATATTCAGTTGTTGAATTTTACTCTTTCAGTATAACACTTTTATTTTGGCTCTACAAGTCCGCGCACCTCCTTCAGATTGATGAATTTGATCTGACTATCCTTGACCTCGATCTCCACCGTGCCGAACCCGCCCGAGTCCTTGATGATGTCCAGGTAGCGTTTGATCTTGCGCTCCTGCTCGGGCGTGAATGGGCTGTTAGTGAGATACGTGGCCAGCGATTCGCTCATTTTCTGTGACTTTCTGTGAGTTGTGAGGTGTCCGAGTATTCCGCCAGTTCAAAGGTTGATTTCAGTGTCTCAACGGCCTCGGATAGTCCTTGATATTTACCCGCGGCAAATCCAGCACCCCAATCTGCATAACTGCGATATTCATTCATTTCGCTGCTTGCCTTTTTATACATCGCCCACAGGTAGTCAAAATATTCCTTGATTCTCGGATCGTCACTCATCCCTTCCCCTCTCCTCTCACCGCCATCAAGACGGCTTCGCATAGGGCACGGGCGGGGTTGTCGGCGTCACAAAAGTATATGCGTTCCGTTGAGGGCCTATAAACACTCGCATGATAGTGGTCGTTTTCAACATTATCAACTGACCAGCTATACCCAAGATTAGCCAGATAGTCCGCACACTCAACCGCCTGATTGAGGTCGGTGCAGGGTTGCCACAATCGCGAGTCCATCACCGATTTACCATCCGCGCCCCTGTAGTAATGCAGTCCCCATTCGTTTTCTATGAGGTCAAGACCCCACCCCATCGCCTCAATCGCCAACGCCTCATTGAGTTGCTCGTTGGTCATACTGCTAATGTCGGTCATTTGTCCACTCCTCGATTGCCTGAAAAAATGTGATAGCGTCCACTTGTGCCGATTGATATTTTTCTGTCGAGGTTGCATAAGCAAACATCCGATAACACGCCCACATAACAATTCTCTTCGGTAGTTTCCACGCAATTTTTCTTGGCAACGTTTCTGCAAAAAACCTTCTAATTTCATAGCCTATCATCTCAACCTCCTATCTTTTTCATCAGAGCGGTATGGTTTTCGTAATCCATCTGTTTTAGTTCGGGGGCAGTCCAACCAGTATCCATACACCGAGATATTAAATCTCCCTGATAATACAAGTGTTGGGCAAGATGCCTACTATCCTCCACCAGTCTCTTGTTCAGGGAGCGCAGGGAGAGCAACTCGGCTGCCATCGCTTCCAGCTCGCCGATGCCCACGCCATAACTACAATGCTCTTTTGGTGCTTGCCAATTGAAAGAATTGCATTTCTCAATCAAAGTCCTCAACCGTTCATCGCTAATCTTCTCGTTCATTTGTCCTCCACCAGTCCGTGATTTTTGAGTATTAGCAATGCGCCGTCATAAACGCTCGCAACTTCCCAATCGGCAGATTGCATACTGTCCTCAATCTCCTTCACCGCCTCTTTGATATTCATCTCCAACTCCTCCACCCGCTGTTGGAGGGCGTCCTCGATAGGGCGGGTTTGCCACACATCGGGTCTTAGGTAGTCGGTGTGTTTCCCAATACCACGTACGGGACAACAAACACTACCGTTTATTGGCGAGCGTTCTGCTTTTTGTCCACAGAACGGACACTCCTTTAGTTCATCCATCATTCACCTCCAAATTTCTTTTTGTCATTGTGGTATTCGCTAAGCGACCACCCGACAAGGAACATAAAAAAGTTAGAGAAGGTTATCACGAGTAAAACAATAGATATTTCCCACCAAGCAATCATCATTCACCTCCAATCAATCCGTGTTTGCGCAGGATGTCGAGAGCAATATCCAAGCCCATTGCAATGTCATTTTCTTTGTCTTGCTTATATCTATCACGCCATAATTTTGCATCAAGCACCACCTCGCTGACGGACTTCTCTAACTCCTCCACCCGCGTTTGCAGGGCAAGATATTCTTTCGTAAACGCAATCCTTGCATCAATATCAATCGAATAAGCTGACGGATTTTTGATAATCCAATTCACGTATTCTGTCATTTCTCTAAACGTGCTCATCTCATCCTCCTTGTCCTGTAAAAGACATTTATCCAATTATTGTCCTGTGGGAGCCATTAAAACGGTACGCCGTCGTCGTCCTGCTTACCACCGCCGATGACCTGCATCTTGTCCACGTTGACGTTGCGGTACACCTTGCCGTCCTTCGCCGTGACGACCAGCTCCCCGCGCACGAATACGCCCATGCCCTTCTTCAGCCAGCCGAGAGCGTCAACGCGTTTCTCTCCCCAGATCGCGCAGTTGTACCACTCGGTTTCTTCCTTGCGATTCTCGTGGGGTAACGAAAATTCCAATACCTTCGCGCCGGTGGTGGTGTATTTGACCTCTGGGTCTTTGGCGATGTACGCCACAATTTCGATTTCTACTGATGACATGTTATTTGGTCTCCTGTTTATAGATTATGTTATTTTGCGTTTCCGCGCCAGTCGCAAAGATAGCAGCCGGTCGCGCCCACGATCTTTGAAATTTCCGCCAGTCGTTTTTATATTCGCCCTTATCATCTCGATAAAGCATAGCAAATGGCGTAAATCCCAATTTCAATACATCCATTAACCTCTTTTCTGCTTTTTCGAATGTGTCGCCTGGATAACCGATCAGGCAGTAACAGCCCGCCTTATGGCTTGTCTTTTTGATCAGCCCATAATTTTTCAGCATCGTTGACGCGTTTAGCAATGGATCATAATCATCCTCTGTGTCGTAGGCGAAATAGAAAGAACGCAGTCTCAACTTTAGCAATTCTTCAATGTGCCAATTTTCCAATAATCGCGCCTCTAATCCCCCAGTAAACGATATTGGGTTTTTCTGCCTTTGGAGCATCAGAAATACTTTCTTTATGTGATCTTCAGAACACGCTAACAAATTGTCATCAGCGACGATCCAGCCATCCTTGATCTCAAGTTCGCGCAATCCTCCCGATCGCTTCCACACATAGCAGAACCAGCATTTGTTATTACAGCCGCGCGAGGTGATCGTGTACCCATTTTTCAAAAACATTCCCGGCTCAAATTCACGCCCTGGATCGCCATAAGCGGGGCCGCCTAATTCAGTCGGTGCAATCCATTTCCACGCCTCCGCTAATCTCTCGGCTTCCGGCTTATCCCATGTGAAAGCGCAACTGACCATTACCTTGTCGGCATTTGCAAATAGAGTAGGATCACCAATGTAAGTATTCTGATCATCGGGTGTTGCCTTAGTTCGGCGCGGAAAAACGCGGATTGTTTTCATAGGATCTCAATAAGTTTCCAAGCCCCAAGAATAATCAGCACCAGGATAAAAAAAGCGGTTATTATGAACAAAACAAATCGTCCAACAATCGCAAATTGCTCTTGTTCGTCAATCCTCGAATAATCCCAATGATCATCGCCCCAAAGTTCGCTCATTCATTCCTCCATTTCATTGCGTTTCTAATATGCACAACCAGATACATTACAACGCCCAAAAGCAATCCGTGTTGTTTGGTCATCAGAACATAGATGACCCAAAGAACCTGGTTGCCAATCCCAACAAAAGGCGCGTATTTATTTTTATTGCCCATCAGCCAAAGCATGATGACGCTCGTGATCGAAAGTATCCAGCTCATGCCGTCACCAAGTCCCGTACGCTCGTCGGATGTATGCCGAACTCCCGCGCCAGTTGCGCCTTTGTCTCGCCCTGCGCGTAACGCTCGCGGATGGTCTCGCGCTGTTCGGGTTGCAGTTTGTAGGTCGGGTTGGTCGGGCATGTCATCACGCCCTTGCGGTTTTTTGTCAAGGGCATTTGATACGTCCCGCGTGTCACCATTCGGCGGATGACCTCCGTTTGACTGTCCAGCTACAGTAGCTCCATGTCCCACTCAAAATCATCCGAGAGCAGATAGGCGATGGCGTTCTGCACCACCTCGCGCCGACAGCGTGTGTATTTGCCGTCGGTGGACATTTCATAGCCCTGCGCGTTCTTGATGCCGTTGTGGATCATGGCGCACATTAGTTTCCGATAGGGCAGCGTGTCGTCTTGATATTCATAACCCAAGTAACCTTTTTCGCTCATTTGACCTCCTGTTCTGTTTT